TATGAAGCAGCAAAAGGCGATGTTAATCGCCCTGATCGTCATCTGTTTAACCGTCATAGTGACGACACTGGTAACGAGGAAAGACCTCTGCGAGGTACGAATCCGAACCGGCCAGACGGAGGTCGCTGTCTTCACAGCTTACGAACCTGAGGAGTAAGAGACCAGGCGGGGGAGAAATCCCTCGCCACCGCTGATGTGTCAGGCATCCTCAACGCACCCGCACTTAACCCGCTTCGGCGGGTTTTGTTTTTTCTGGTCGTTCTGGTTTACAATCCATCCGTCAGCCTGAACAACTGGCACCTGCTGCGCCAGCAGAGAAAACAGATGGCGCACGATACCAAATTTTACAATTCGGATAACTCTGCCGCCCCTGCCAGCAGGCACGGGCGGCGTTCTCATGCATTCAAATCTGACTGGTATCAGCACGACCCCTGCACCGAAGAACAGGCTGAATGGCTGATTCAGTATTACCGCAGGCGCGGATACGAGGTTAAGAAAGCCCTCAGTCTCGATTATCGTCACTGGATAATCTCCGTCAGGCTTCCTTACTCCGAACGCCCACCGCGTCCGTCCCGCACATTCCAGCAACGCATCTGGAGGTAACGTGCGGGTATTACTTCGACCTGTTCTGGTACCGGAACTCGGGCTGGTGATCGTTAAGCCGGGCCGTGAATCCATGCCGGTATTCCACAATACCCGGGTACTGGTGGAGCCGGAACCGAAAAGCATGCGTAATCTGCCGTCCGGGGTCGTTCCTGCCGTTCGCCAGCCGCTGGCGGAGGATAAATCATTACTGCCATTTTTCAGCGACGAACGAGTGATTCGTGCTGCTGGTGGCGCTGGCGCATTGTCTGACTGGTTACTGCGCCATGTTAAATCCTGCCAGTGGCCACACGGCGATTATCACCACAGTGAAACCGTCATTCACCGTTATGGTACCGGCGCAATGGTGTTGTGCTGGCACTGCGACAACCAGTTGCGTGACCAGACCTCCGAATCACTTGAGCAACTTGCTCACCAAAACTTGTCAGCATGGATGATTGACGTCATTCGTCACGCAATGAATGGCACACAGGAGCGTGAATTATCGCTGGCTGAATTATCCTGGTGGGCGGCCTGCAATCAGGTGGTGGATGCACTACCTGAGGCAGTAGCGCGTCGTTCGCTGGGATTACCAGCGGAAAAAATCCGCTCCGTATACCGTGAGAGTGACATCGTACCGGGAGAACAGACAGCCATCAGCATACTGAAGCAGCGCACAAAAAATATTGCGCTGCCACTTCACGTCCACCAGCAACAAAATCCACCACAGAAAAAAACGGTTGTCAGTATCGCCGTTGATCCGGAGTCTCCTGAATCGTTCATGAGGCGGCCTAAACGTTGCCGTTGGGTTAATGAGAAATACACACGCTGGGTAAAGACACAGCCGTGTGCGTGTTGTGGTAAGCCAGCGGACGATCCTCATCATCTGATTGGTCATGGTCAGGGCGGAATGGGAACAAAATCCCACGATATTTTCACGCTACCGCTGTGTCGGGAGCATCACAACGAGCTTCATGCGGATCCGCTGGCGTTCGAAGAAAAGCATGGTTCCCAGGTTGATTTAATTTTTCGTTTTCTTGATCACGCCTTTGCGACTGGCGTGCTCGGGTAAAAGAGGTGACTGATGCTCATAGATTTGGTTTTACCTTACCCGCCGACGGTGAACACTTACTGGCGACGCCGTGGCAGCACATATTTTGTATCAAAAGCCGGGGAGCGTTATCGCCGGGCAGTGGTGCTTATTGTTCGCCAGCAGCGACTGAAATTAAGCCTGTCCGGACGGCTGGCAATAAAAATTATTGCAGAGCCACCGGATAAGCGTCGTCGTGACCTGGACAATATTCTGAAAGCACCGCTGGATGCGCTGACGCATGCGGGAGTGTTAATGGACGATGAGCAGTTTGATGAAATCAATATTGTACGTGGTCAGCCAGTATCTGGTGGACGGCTGGGTGTGAAGATTTACAAAATTGAGAGTGAGTGAGCGTAAATATGATATATCCGGAAATTACAGGCAAAAGCGGCGAACATTTACGCCTGAACACGCTGGAAGCAGTCTGGATCCAGGGGAAATTACGGATGTGGGGGCGGTGGTCGTATATCGGTGGGGGTAAATCCGGAAATATGTTTAACCGGTTACTGGTTTCGAAAAAGCTGACGAAAACAGCAGTTAATGAGGTTTTACGCAGCATGAAGAAATCCGGGCTGGAAAAACCGGAACTTGAGGCATTTTTTCGGGATATGACCAGAGGGAAGCAGAAGAGCTGGTTGTCACATTGTACAGACACAGAGGCGTTGATTATTGATCGCGTTATCAGTGAGGTGCTTGGGGAATATCCCGGGCTAATCAATATTCTCCGGCAAAGGTACGAAGGACGGGGAATGAGTAAGAGAAAAATGGCAGAATGTTTAAATCGTACTCACCCGGAATGGTGTTTCAGCACATGTGAGAAACGTATTGCAGGTTGGTTAGCCGTGGCTGAACACATGCTTTATGTACCTATGCACGATTCATTTCGATAAAAAAAGCTTGCTTTTTTACGCAGAAACAGCTTGAATTCCTGTAAGCTTCGCAAAGCTGTATCGCGAGGCGAAATGCAAGTTTTTTCGCACAAGGAAGCCACCGGAAGGTGGTTTTTTTGTGTCCGTAATATACAGCAGCGCAATAAATTCGCTGGTGGTTATTAATACCGTTCTTTCAGGTTGCTGGCTTTTTCGACAAGAGTTATTGGTGTGTCACGTTAACCGGAAAAGGGAAAAAGACATGCTGAAACAGCAGGATATGACAGAAACCGCCAGAGTGGTGTTTAATGAATTAAGCGTTACCGACCCGGCGACAGTCGGGGAGATTGCGCAGAATACTTACCTTTCACGCGAACGCTGCCAGTTAATACTGACCCAGCTGGTTATGGCGGGTCTGGCAGACTATCAGTTTGGTTGTTACAGACGCCTTCAGTCCTGAAGGCTTTTTTATTTGTGGTAAATGGGCGGCTGGTGGGTGTAAGGGGCACCCACCAGCCATCTGCTCATGCGTTGGGTTCACAAGCAAACCTCAGGCCCACTGCTTTGCGCAAAAGCAGAATGAGCCTATCGAAAAACCGGCAGAAATGTTGCAGCAGATAATCAGCGCAAGCAGTCGTCCGGGAGACCTGGTTGCAGATTTCTTCATGGGGTCGGGGTCGACAGTGAAAGCAGCGATGGCGCTGGGACGTCGTGCAACTGGCGTTGAACTGGAGACTGAACGTTTTGAGCAGACGGTGCGGGAAGTACAGGATTTAATCATTCGTAACGGATGAGATTGCGGAGTTAATCATGCGTCGTTATTATTCAGCAATCGGCCCTTTAGCTCAGTGGTGAGAGCGAGCGACTCATAATCGCCAGGTCGCTGGTTCAAATCCAGCAAGGGCCACCAACCGCCACTAGCTCATCAGGAAAGAACGTCACCCTGTGCGAGATTCGGAGTCCCCGATGGCGGTCCATTATCGGTATTCTGCGTTGTTAGCTCAGCCGGACAGAGCAATTGCCTTCTAAGCAATCGGTCACTGGTTCGAATCCAGTACAACGCACCACACCACACTTATCTGCCCTGACTCTCTTTTGCGGGCTTTTTATTACAGGAAAGACACCGGACAGTGAAATGTTAAATGCCTCACAATTCAGGCAGTTGACTGTTGCCTGACATGCTGAGCGTTTGTTAAAAAAATCCTGCATGATGAATCCCCCTGAGCGGCGGGGCATAATGACAGATGTTTGGTTGCGTATTGTATAGGCAAGTTGCGGATTCTGTCTGGTCATTGCAGAATTCACCGGGAGGCACCCGGCATCATGCTGTATACAGAGATTAGGCATATATCCAGGCTTCTCATCGCAGGAGCCTTTTTACATGCAAAAAAAAGCCCGAGTGGGTTCGGGCAACAGCATGAGATACTTGCATTGTCATTTTTATCGTGTGGATTTTAACCAGGGTTTATAAGGCTGCGCAACTGCGCGGCCTTTTTCGTTTTGCGGGCTGCGGTTCTCCTCTTTTGATTCTCCTTGTGGCCGGACCGTGGCCCGCAACTGTTGAGGAAAATCCCGGAAAGGGGAGGAATAATGGCATTTAAACACTATGACGTGGTCAGGGCGGCGTCGCCGTCAGACCTTGCGGAAAAGCTGACACACAAACTGAAAGAGGGCTGGCAGCCGTTTGGTAGTCCGGTGGCCATAACCCCTTATACCCTGATGCAGGCGATTGCAGCAGAAGGTGATGTGGTGGTCAGTGGTGCAACTGAGCCGGATTGGTACTACGTCATCGTACTGGCCGGGCAGTCCAATGCAATGGCTTACGGGGAAGGGCTTCCGCTTCCGGATTCATACGATGCTCCGGATCCGCGCATTAAACAGCTGGCGCGCCGCAGTACAGTTACGCCGGGTGGGGCTGCCTGCAGATATAACGATATTATTCCGGCCGACCACTGCCTGCATGATGTGCAGGATATGAGTACGCTGAATCATCCGAAGGCAGACCTGAGCAAAGGGCAGTACGGCTGTGTCGGCCAGGGCTTACATATTGCCAAAAAACTGCTTCCGTATATCCCGAATAACGCGGGGATCCTGCTGGTACCATGCTGTCGTGGTGGTTCTGCATTCACCCAGGGCGCTGAGGGGACATTCAGTGCGGACACGGGGGCCAGCCAGGATTCGGCACGCTGGGGTGTGGGTAAACCGTTATATCAGGACCTGATTGCGCGCACTAAAGCTGCATTACAGAAGAACCCGAAAAATGTGTTGCTGGCGGTGTGCTGGATGCAGGGAGAGTTTGACATGAGCGCCGCCACCCACGCACAGCAACCTGCGCTGTTTACAGCCATGCTGACACAGTTTCGTGCTGACCTCTCCGTGTTTAACGCGCAGTGCCATGGTGGCAGTGCTGCAGATGTGCCGTGGATTTGTGGTGACACGACGTATTACTGGAAAAATACCTACGGCACGCAGTACAACACCATTTACGGGGCGTACAAAAACAGGGAGAGTGAGGGCGTTTATTTTGTGCCCTTCATGACAGACGGTAACGGCGTCAATACCGCCACTAACGCGCCGGCAGAAGATCCGGATATTCCGGCATCAGGATATTACGGTGCGGCATCGAGAACGAATGGAAACCAGGTATCATCAAACCGCCCGACACATTTCAGTTCATGGGCGCGCAGGAGCATTATTCCGGATCGT